GAAGGCGCCGATGTCGAGCAGCTGAGCGGCAAGCTCGGGGTCGCGCGCCATCACCATCTGCGACCAGCGGGACGGGGCCAGCTGACCGTTCAGCGGGATCTGCAGTGCAGCCAGCTTGTCGCCCAGGTCTGCCTCGCGCTTGGCCATGGCCGGCACAGCCTTGGCGTCATCGATCTGGGTACGCATGCCGAGGACTTCGGGCTTTACGGTCTGGCTGCCCAGCAGGATGACCTGGCCAGGCTGGCTGCCGTCGAGGCGCGTGAGGTAGCCCGAGTAGCCGGCGTTGATCACCGCCGTCTCGAAGGCGCGTTTGTCGCGGCCCTGCTTCAGGCGCTTGACGTCGGCGTCGGCGTCGTAGATGTTGGTCAGCGTCGCCTTGTGGGCGATGGGGCCAACGCCAGACTCCGGGCGAATGCCCGTGCCCTTGTTGACGTAGAAGGACAGGCGCTGGCGCAGGCGCATGTCGGGGTTCGACATGATCTCTTCGCGGTCGCTACCCTGGAGCCCAGTGCCGAAGAAGCCGGTCGACAGGATCTGGCGCGGCTGCTTGCTGAAGTGGTAGCCATCGACCGTCAGACCGTCGTCAGGGCGCGGAGCTGAGCGCTTGATGTCGCCAAGCTTCTGCTGGGCCTTGAGCAGTTCCGCCTGCATGGCGGCCTTGCTGATGCCTGCGCCCTGGGCGTACATGGCCATGCCGTCGCGGAAGGCATTGCGCACCGCCTCTGCATCGCTGATGAAGCGGCTGGCGCGGAAGCTGGGCTGCCCCTTGAGCGCGGCGATCGCGCTGTCCAGCATCTTCTGGAAGAAGGCTGCCAGGCTGGCAATGATGCTCTTGGCTTGCGCGCCGTTGTCCTCTTGGATCTTCGCGAAGACGTCGCGCCAGAAGGCGCCGTCGCTCATCAGGTCGCCGTTGAGGTCGCTGATCAGCTCCTCGAGGTCGCCGTCGTTCAAGGCGGCATCGCCCTTGGCCTCTGCCGAATCCTTGCCGTAGTAGCTCTCGCGGAAGCCCTTGGGGTCTTTCACGCGCTCAGCCACAACCTTGGCGATGGCGTCGTAGGCAGCTCGGTTGTCGCGGCGAAGAATGTGCATCAGCTCGTGGCCGAAGACAGCCAGAGGGGAGATGCCGGAGCGCTCGTTGAGGTAGATCGTGACGTCGTCACCAGGAATGACGAAGCCGTCCGAGTCGATCTTCGACTGCGGGTCGGAGAAGAACACGATGTCTTTGCCGAAGAAGCCAGCCAGGCCCTTGAGCAGGATGGCCTGCTGCTTGGTGATCTGGGTGCCCTTGACGCCGCGCGACGGAGAGTCGCCAGAGCTCGCGGGCAGGCTCTCAACCGGCACAGCGCTGACGGTGTAGGTCTTGCCTTTGACGCGAACCTGGATGGCGCCCATACCGCTTTCTGCAGCGGGCTTCTTGGCATGATCCTTGAGCCAGGTCTTCAGGTCGGCAAGCGGGAGCTCCTTGATGGCACCCAGGCCGGTCCAACCCTTGTCGTAGTTGGCCAGGTAGGTCTGGCGCGCATCAGCCTCACTGACGGCGCCGAAGACGAGCTTGTGCTCATCGAAGGCGCCATCCTGGTTGACCTGGTCGATGACGAAGATCTTGTTGCTGGCCGGGCGGTCGCCGATGAACACATCCACGCGGTCGCCGTCAGCACCCTCGGTGCCAACGATCTCGCCGTAGTGGTGGGCCATCTTGGTCTCCCACGGCTTGCCATCGGCGCCCACGCCGCGACGCACGCTGCCGCGCGGGTTCTCGATGACCACCTTGACGCCGTTGATCTCGATGACGTCGGACTTCTTGTAGTTGCCGGCCTTGATCTGGGCCTCCGTGGGCTCCAGGCGATCGTTCAGCGGACTGGCCGCAGCGGTGTTGGCGAGCTCGTCGACGCGCGCCTTGATGGCGTTGCGTGCGATCTGCGCATCTGCCATGCCGTCGAGCAGCACGCTCTGGCCGGTCTTGGTGTTGCGCAGGACAAAGCCCTCGCTGGAGCGCTCGACTGTGTCGAAGCCGTTGCCGACGATCTGGGCGATCTGAGCCTTGCGCTTGCGGCGCAGCGCTGTGCTGGCCTCACCGATTTCTTGATCGGTTGATGCCGGGATCTGCACACGGGGCAAACTTCCGCTTGCCTCGTCAACAGAAAGTGCTCTTGATTGCGAAGCAATATCTGCATCAGCTTCTGCGGAGTCCTCCACATTCAGCGTGCCAGCACGAGCGGAGGCGGCGGCTTCGCGCATGCTCTCCGCCTCGAGCAGCAGTGCGTCAGCCTCGTCGTCGTAGCCCAAGGATCGGAACTGGTAGGCGCCATCCTCGCGGCGCTCGGCCTCGCGAAGGAAGTACTCCAGCGTGCCCTCTTGCGGCGCGATGTCGCGCAGCACGGCAGGCTGGCGATCCGGGTTGCGGCGACCCTCGGGGGCCTGGGCGCGCCCGACAATCTCGAGCGCACGATCGAGTGCCATCTGGCGGGTTCGCTCAGGCAGCCTGGTGTTGCGCCACGTCATCATCGCCTGCAGCGCCTCGTTGCGCTCGCCAGAGCTCAGGCCCGGGGTAGACGTGATCATCTGGCCAACCTGCTGTGTGCGGGTCGGCGGGCCTGCTTGCTCGTTGCTCTGGGGTGTGACGCCTTGAGTGATGTCGCCAAGGTTCACGCCCATCCACTCGGCCACGGTCTCGATGCGGGCCAGGGCCTGCTCGCGCTGCGCGGCGGGGGTGGACTTGCTCTTGGCTCTGGCCAGATCGTTCAGGAACTGGCCAACTTTGTAGGGGGATTCAGGGGAGCGCAGCGCCTCGAGGCCACGGTTGGTGCGCAGAGCCTGCTCGATGGCGCGCGTGCGCTCGAGGATCTCGTCGATCTGAGGCTGCACTTCGGCTTCAGCCTCTGGCTGCATGCCAGGAGTGGCGTCGCGCAGCGCCTTGAGCTGTTCGTACTCGGCCTTCTCGTCGGGCGTGAAGAAGCGGCCTTTCTCTCCAGGAACAACGATCGGGTTTCCGCTCTCGTCGACAGCCTGGCCATCCGGCCTGCCCCTGCCAATGGCTTCGAGCTCGGCCAGGCGGGCAACCGGATCGACGGCCCGGGACTGGGTCTCTGCGGCGGCCTGCTCGGCAGCGCTCGGAATGCCTGCTTTGAGGCGCGCATTCTCTGCAGCCAGAACTGTCTTCGACAGAGGGCTGTTCGGCTCCTGAGCCTTCTTGGCCACCTCGGTGATTCCGCTGACATCCAGATCATTCCCGGACGACTGGGTCATCGACCAGAACACCTCGGGAGCGCTCTGGGCGAAGCCGGCAATCGCCTCGGTTGCTGCGTCGTACGGGTTGGCCTGGCCGGTGGCAGCCAGCTCGCCCAGGTATTCTCCGGTGCCTTCGCCGATAGTCTCGGTGGTGCCGAGCGTTGCGGCGGTGCCCGCGCGCGCTGGGATCTTGGATGCCTCGGCTGCGGCGGCACGGCCGGCGTTCGTGGCGGACTCGCGCAGGGCAGGATTCTTTGCCAGGGCCTCGACGATCTCGGCACCATTTGTGATGTCGACTCCGGCATCGGACAGCACCTTTGCCTCGGCGCGCGCGCCAGCCTTGATGGCCGAGCTGTTGATGGCGCGAGCGATCCCGCGACCAGCGCCGAGCGTTGCGGCGTCGACGGCGGTAATCACGCCAGCTTTGACGGCGCCCTGCTCCTTGGCGGCCCGGGCCTCGTCTGCCGTGAAGCCATCAGCAGCCATCTCCTGAGCTTTGCCGCCGGTCTCAATCAGCATGTTGCCCAGGAACATGCCGGACAAGAAGCCAAGCGTCCCACCAACGGCAGCGCCGCCAGGCCCGAAGACAGAGCCGATGCTGGCGCCGGCCTTGGCGCCAGCGAAGCCGGAGCCAAGGGAGACAACGGCGTTCGGCGCCTGCTCAGCCACCAGCTGCATCGTGCCAGCCTTGTTGTCCCATGCGGCACTGATGACGTCGCCAGCAGCCTTCAGGATTCCGGCATCAGGGTTTTCCTGTTGCCGGCGCTGAATCTCAGCCTTCAATGCGGCCAAGGCCTCCGGGTCGTTCTTGGTGTCTTCCTGCTGCGCCTTCGCCAGAAGCTCGACGTCGCTCAGGTTGCCCATGTAGGTGTTGCCTGTTGCAGCAACACTGCGGCCGGTGGACTTGGCGCCCTGCCATACTGCCTTCCCGGCATCGAGCACCAGGTCGGCTATCGACTTCTCCGGCGCCGGCTCGCGGTACGTGTTTGCGTACGGGTTACGCGACCTGCCTGGCTGAGCCTGGGCAACGACGCCTCGGTCATCAACACCGACGCGAGATGCGACCTCGCGACCGTACTGGAGTGTGTCGGGCGCATTGGGGTTGCGCGGATCGGAGACGGCAATGCCACGGCGCGCCTTATCGAGGCCGCCGGGCCCGCCGTAGTAGTACGCCCCAGCGAGAACAAGATCGCCACCAGCCTGGTCGTACCCCTGCTTGGCGTAGCGAATGCCGGCCCGCAGGTTGTGCTCCTTGTTGTTGATGTCCCAACCTTTATCGGCAACATCACGGAACGTTCCGGGCAGAATCTGCATGCCGCCGACCGCGCCGGCATTGGATGTCTTGGTGTTTCTGCCGGATGAAGACTCTTGGCTGTAGATGCTCTTGATGAACTCTGCAGCGCGGCCCGTCACGCCCTCGGCAGCCAAGGCTGCGTCAATGTCAGAGCCGCCCGAGCGCCCAACAGGCTCCGACGCCAGCAGATCGGAGAAGTCGGAGCTCGACGCCCGGCCCCCTGCGCCAGCCGACTGAACTTTTGATGCGCCAGGCTCGGCGGCGAGGAGGTCGGAGAAGTCTTGTTGTGCCATGAATTACTTGCGCTGGAATGCCAGTTCTTCGATGCGTCGCAGCTCGAGGAGATCTTCCTTTCCAAGCTGTGAGCGGATGGAGTCGTATTTTCGTACAAATTCAATGGGCGACATCGAATTTTTGTCCTGATTGAACTGCTCGCTGACTTGGCGCGATCGCTCCGACTTGGCTGCTTCCGCCCGCTGTCTTTCGCGCTCCAACTCTTTCTGCCGCTCCTGGAACTTCCCGGCGCGGGAGTTGGGGTCGATCTGGGTGGACCCGCGACCATCGCGCAAAGCATCGAGTAGCGAACGCCCGCCGGGCTTCTGGTCACCACGGCTGCTCTCGCGGCTTTCGGGCGGCAGATAGGATCGGATCAAGTTCAGCCTGTTGGCGATAGCCTCAACATCAAGACCTTTGTCTCGCGCCTGATTCAGATATTCTTTCGCGAGGCTCGGGTCGGCGGCGATCTCGATCATCTTGCCGGCATTGTCGCCATAGTCCTTGGCCACCATCTTGGCCACCTCGGTCCGCAGAACATCCCTGCCAGCAGATTTCTCGAGCTCTGCGATCGTTCCGGCGCCGGCAGCCACGCGCATGGGCCTGCCGCCGTTGATCTCTTTGTTTTGGTATACCAGGTCAACCGTGCCGCTCTCGGTGTTGAGCTCGAGCCTGGCTGCCTTCGGGTTGGTGACGACAGCCATTGCCGCATCAACAGCAACCGCTGGCGTCGCGCCACCGCCCACGAGCTCCTCGACAACGCGGTAGCCGCGCGCAAACTGGTCTGTCGGCAGCTTGTTTTCACTCTTGGTGGCCACGGTCTCCCACAGATCAGACGCCTGGCTGAGAGGTGTGGCGCCGGCCTTGCCAGAGCTCGAGCCTGAGCCAGCAGCCTTGCCGTAGATCGGATCGCCATCGGAGTTGTAGCCGATGACCTGGTCGCCAGCCGCACGAGTGCGAACGAAGCGGCCGGTTGCCTTGTCGTAGTAACCGTCCGGCACAGACTCGACAGGCTTCTTTGCGAGCTCCTTGGCCAGCTCCGCCCTGCTGGCGGCTCGAGCTTCGTAGGCGCGATCAGGAAACACCAGCTGGTAGGCCTGAGCAGCCAGGTCATCCATGTTCTTGAAGTCGATGGCGCCAGCGGGTTTGCCGTCCGGGCCGATGCGCACAACGCGGCCGCCACCGTTCGGGCCGGGCACAACGCGAGCATCGAAGCCGTCGTTGTAGCTCTTGTACAGGGCGTCAACGAAGGCCTGCGGGCCATCCTTGCTGGCGATCAGGGCGGTGCGCCACACTTCCTCGCGGGCCGCGTCGTAGAACTTCCGGTCGGTCTCTTTGGCCTGCATCTCGATCTGGTCAGCCTTGTCGGTCTCGCCGAGGCCGCGCCAGTAGTCGGCAATACGCTTGGCCGTGCCGATGCGGGAGTTGTCGGCCTTCATGCCGAACGCGCCGATCTGAGGCTTGCCGCCGCCAGAGACGGCCGTGGCCTGGCGCGGGGCCTGGGGTGCATCGACCCCATCAATGAAGGCTTGATCCTCGGCTGCCGCACGCGCTGCGGCCTCATCCTTGTAGAAGTTCTGAGAGCCAGTCTTGCCCACAGCAAAGCCGTCCTCAGCCTTCTGTGGCGTGGCGGCCTGGCGTGCGCCTTTGCGCTCGGTGAGTTCGCGCTCAGCCTCGTCAACCACCATCTGGTTGCGGCGCATGTTCAGGGCGTGAGCCTCGGCGTTCTGCTTGTCGATCGCAGCCTGGCGCGCCTCTTGGCGGTCGATGCGATCCTGATTGATGCCGAACTTCCACGCATCGACAACGCCGTTGTTAAGGCCCTGGAGGATTGCTCCGGCGTTGTATGCGGTCATGCGACACCCCATTCCTTCTTGTATTGCTCGGCCTCGCTCACGAGGTCTTCTTGCGTGGTGCCGGTGCCGACCTTCTTCTTCGGCGGCGTGACGGCAGTTTCCGCAGCGGGAGTGGTGTCCACGGCAGGGGTGGCAGCTGGCGCAGTGTCAGCCACAGCATCGGCGCCGCTTGCACCCTCCACCTTTACTGGTGGGTTTGAGTCGCGAACAGGCGCGAGATCCCCGGGAGCCCTGGCGTCCATCTTCTTGGCAGCCTTGCCAAGCATGTAACCCTGTGCAACACCGGAGCCGAGGCCCGCCAAAAACATTCCAGCTTTCATTGTTCAGCTCACTTTCTTCATGCGAAGGCCAAGGGCCCCGTAATTAACAGCCTTGAATCCGCTGTCGGTTTCGACCACGGCCTCCGGGTACTTCTTCTCGACCTCGTCAGCCATGACGCCCTGGTAGCGACTGTCGCTCTTGTCGCCCTTGTACTCAAACTCGTAGATGTTGAGCCCAGTCTCACCATCCTTGCCGACGCGCTCAACATCTTCTTTGAGGCGCGGGTCTGACGGCATGAGCGCCATCATTCCAAGCGTTCCGAGCGCCTGGCCGAATCCGGCGCTCGCGGCTGCATCGGCCTGCTGGGCGGATTGGTATGCGCTGTTCTGCTGATTCCAGACGTTGCCGTATCCCTGGGCCGCATTGCCGGCGATGTTTGATGCCATGCCGAAGCCGGAGTTAATTCCGGCCGCACCCTGGTTGGCGAGCTGTAGACCCATGCCCCCGAAGCCTGCGCCCTGCCCTGTTGCAGTCATGCCCATGGCTGGGTAACCGGCCAGTGCGTTGGTAGCGCGATCGGTGAGTGCGTAGCCTTCCTTGCGGGCAGCCTCGCGAGCGCCGTTGGCTGCGCCAGCCTGCATGGATGCGGAAGCCAGAGAGTTCGCATTGGCAGCCGAAGCAAACTTCCCGCTGTTTGGGTTGACGCCCATGCGGGTCATGTTGCGCTGCATCTGCTGCGTCTGGTTGCTCGTTGCGGCATTGACGTCAGCAACAGCTCTGGATGCAAGCTGCTCGGCGCGCGCCCCCTCATTGAAGGACTTCGCGTCGTTGATGAGCTGATCCTGCATCTCGCCCAGGTTGGCTCGACGGTCGAGCATCCACGATCGATCCTCTTGCGACTGCTGGTAGGCATTCTTGGAGGCATCCAGGCCGAACTGCATCTGCTCCTTCTGCAGCGGCATCATCGCCTCGGAGTTCGCAACGATCTTCTGCATGAGTTCGTCTTGAACTCCAAGTGACTTGATTTGCGCTTCGATCAGTCGCGGGTCTGGAGCCGGAGCCCCGCTTGATTTGTCGCCCATGGCTTCACCTTAAAAAACGGCACTCATCGCGCCACATCACGTAGGCAAACACGTCGCCACCATCTCTGGCGGCGCCCTGCAAAACTGCCTCTTTCTTGAACCCGAGGTGCTCGTCAAAGCGCCTGGCCTGCTCGTTGCTCGCCTCAACCCAGCCACTGACACGCTTGCAACCAAGCTGCAGGAATGGGTAGGCGAAGCATGTCTTTAGGTACTGCCTGTTGAGCCACTGGCTGCCAGGCTCGGCCGCCACATGCATCCAGACGTTGTGCCCAGTGAATCCTTCGTAGGTCACCCCGGCGATCAGTCGGCCATCTCTCTCGAGCCCGATGCCCTGCATCCCCTCGCGACGAGGGGAGCCAGCCAGGCTGTTGACAAACTGCCAGACCTTTTCCGTCTCGAAAATGATGGTTGTCGACATGTCCCGTGGAAGAGCAAAACTACAGGCAACATTTTAGTTGCCCGAGTGATGCAGCGGGAGAAATGTTGACAGGGCCTACTGCAGGCGGGCAACGATCTCGTTGAGCCGGTCAATCACCTGCTCGAGCGTGGCATCTGTTGGCAGCGGCTCGAGCTTCTGCACGTTGCGCGCCTGGCCCGTGATGGCATCCAGGTTCTGCTTCATGGCGGAGAGTGCTCGGTCGAGGTCCGGCTTGCCGGTGTGCACCGATGGGATTGCTGACTTCGTCATGGCTGCTGGGCAAGCTCTGCCACCGACTCAGCGATGGCCACCGAGTAGGCCGGGATGGATGCGTTGAGGCCGACGTTGAAGACCTCCGACCTGTAGCCGCCCGGAAGCCTGAATGGCGTGCTCGAGACCACCTGCTTGGTAAAGATTGGCTCGCCATCCTTAAATAGCGTGAACTGCACCTTACGCGGCGCGTCCTGAATCACCGGGATGATGTTCGATCCGTGCAACTCAAAGGCGAGGATCTCGTGACCATTGAGGTGGCCGGCAACGGCGTCGGCGCCGGCGGCGATGATGGCCGCGTTTGCATCGATCTGGGTTGTGTCAGGCGGGACGATCTGACCGAACTCTGCGTGCACCTGGGCGACGGCAAAGTTCGTTGGCCTGGGAAGCTGAAGTGTCGCACTCACCCAGTCGCTCTCGTAGCGCCTGCCGGCGTTCGCATCCCACTGGTAGATGCTATCCCCCTTGGCCACATAGAGGCGTCCGTCAGTTTCGTTTCTGTAGAGGGCGTCGGCTCTCTCGTCAACGAAAATGATGCTGTCGGGCTCGCCAACATCCAACACCCAGATCATTCCAGGGATCAGGGGGTCAACCTGGAAGTAGGCGTAGTACTTGCCGTCATGGAAGGCGGCATCGAAAGAGGATGGTCTGAGCTCGGTCCACTCATCTTCTCGGTAGAGCTGCTTTGTCAGCTTCTCGACGCGCCCGGGGGCCACCACCCAGAGACCATCAAAGCTCGGGTACAGGCAACCGCCACCGACGTTCACGACGCCGCGCTTGCTCACGCAAGGGGCGTAGGTCTCGATGACGGATGGCGACATGGCCTCCGGGTCCGAGCCGGTGAACAGGATGGGGAATGAGTCGGTCAGAACGATCACCGAGTTGCCCGCCGGCACCGCCGCAACTCCGCGACCGCTGAACGAGTACCGGTTGCTCATCGGCCACGAGTACGGCATGTACGGGTCGCTGAAGCACAGCTCGTTGTCAGCCAGGCCGGCAAGGCACCCGTTCGGCAGGGCAATCAGGCTCGTCAGGTTCTTCGGGGGAGGCAGCGTGTCGATCGTCGGCAGCAGCTCGCCCAGCTGCGTGCCGAGCTTGGTGTCCGAGTAGGTCGTCTGCGCAACCGGAATCTCGTCGACGAACAGGAATTGGCCGCCAGTGCCGGCGCTGCGGTAGATCCGCTTCTTCATGCCGGAGGTGTTGATCGGCGCGTTGCGGGTCCAGGTGCCGCCGCTGGTGTAGGTTTGCGACGTCAGCAGCAAAACCTCGATGTAGTTGCTCGCCTGGTTGACGTCCATGATGCGATGCGAGCCATTCAGGTCCGTCATGCCAGAGACGCCAGAGATCGTGATGGTGTCGTACTGCGACAGGCTGGACGTCGTGTTCAGCGTCACTCGAACGCGGCCGGAGTAGAGCTGCGTTGCGCCAGTGATGCTGCCGGTGTTCGGTGGCGCCGACTGAAGTCCGCTCAGACTCCAGGAGCCGTCAGGCTTGCCTGTGATCACCTCTGCCGGCGAGGGGCCGGACTCCTCCCCAAGCTGCGTGACGAACGTGTATGCGTAGCCTCTCGTCTCGTCCGTGCCGACGCCGCCGGTCGAGCTCACCGTCGGCTTCGTTGTTGGGCTGGGCACACCCAGGGCAAACCACGCACTAGGCAGCGGGGCCGACTGAACGGCCTCGGAGTACGTGCTCATGCGGGGCTCAAAAGACTCGGAGGAGAAGTAGAACTTACCCTCTGCATCATTCGCGAGCGGCGACAGGACCATGTCGACATCGACAGGCCAGGTCAGCCAGTTGTCGATCTGCTGACCATCAACGAAGTGCCGATACCTGGCGAACTTCTTGATCGGCTCGTCCGCCGCGAACACGATGCCGAGGCCATACAACGGATCAAGCCGGCCCGATGTGATCTTGCAGTTCATCGCCTGCGTCGCCTGATTGGGCTGCAGCAGCCGATCACTTACGCGCGGCACCTCGCCGCGAAAGGCCTTGAAGTTGATGGCTACCATGGTCAGTCCTTGGCGTAGGCGGAAGGCAGCTGGCGTCGCTGCATCTCCGACATGTACGATTCGTAGCAGTGGTTGTCGTCATAGCCAAGCGTGAGAACGATGGCCAGCACATCAATCACTGGGCGAGTGATCCGCCCGAAAATCCGGCCCTTCTGCTCCGTGCGCCAGGCGCGCGCGGATAGCGTCTCATCAGCGTGGCCGAGCAACAACACGTTGGCCAGCTGGTCGATTGCAATCAGAAGTTGCCAGAGGAAGTTCTTCATGTTCAGTGGCGGTGAGATAGGGCCTTGCGACCATCGAATACGCGGTGCGCGTAAGGCCCGGCAGCCCTGACGTAGTGAAGGAACACCTGATCCTGCCGATTGCCGGTGTACGGCCTACGCCAGTGAACGTCCTCGCACCCCATGTAAAGCAGGCCAGACCCAACTGGAAGCAGAAACTCTTGTGACTCGCCAATGAAGAATTCCCTGTCGCCGCGACCTGCAATCCTGTCACCGCCAGCCAGAGAGGCTGCTGCATAGATTGGCCACGGATCGCCATCGCAAGACAGCGTAACGGTAACACTGACCTCGCATTCCGGTCGATCTACGTGCGGGTGCAGCTCTTCGCCATTGACGTAGTGCCTGGCAAACGAGTACGTCGGCAGAAGCAGCTCACCAAACGCGGCACTGACCTCTCCCGCCTTCTGCTCAAGAATCAGGTCGAATGCTCTGTGTCCATAGATCGACCAGGACTTCGGGCACTGCTCGTCGTGCATGGCCCGGCCAATCACGGCCAGGCGATACATCTCGCTTGCAGCTGCAGCGCACTCTTCTGCGCTAAGGAGTCCGGTCAGAACGCGCAAGGCTGATCCAATCAGGCTGTCGGCCAGACGATTGCCTCGACCTCTTGCACAGTGGTGGCCTGCAGCACTGCCTGGCTCAACGCTCGCTCCGTGGAGAACGCAGCCTGAACGTGCTGAGCAACGGCGCCCGCAACAGCCTCGATCTGGGCCAGATCAAGCTGCACCCAGGAACCATCGCCAGTCTTCCAGTCGATGACGTTGAGCATGCCGCTGCGCATAGCCAAGAGGGCGGACGCCAGTGTTGCCTGGCTCTCTCGGTCGGTCTTGACCTCGACGCCGCCAACCCACACTCCAGACGTCTCAACCGTAAAGCGCTTGGATGCGAGCTCTTCGATCTTTCGGCGGGCAACAGCCGGCAGCGACATGTCGAGTTCTGGGCGACCGGATGATCCGGTCTGACCAATATCCGGCACGGCTTGCTCGAGCTCAAGCTCCTCCCAGTAGCGCACCGGAGCGTAGGCGGCGATCACATCTGCTAGAGACTCTCCGACGTACGGAATGCGCGTGCCCATGCGGACAGTTGGTCTGCCCTCGGACTCGTACACGACCTCCATGCAGCGGGCGGCTGCGTCTACGGAAGCGATGGTGTAGGTGTAGTCGATCATGTTTTTCTCACTTGAATGCAGGCCCAGTGGCCCAAAGGGTTGCAGAGATACGTTCGCCAGCCTCTACCGGCCGCACCTCATGCCTTAGCAGCGATGGGAACACAAGCACATCACCCTTGCTATGGAAAATGTCTCCGCGCCCCTCGAGCGTAAATTCTCCGCCAGTGAACTCGCTCGGGTCCGTCAGCAGGGCAACAGCCGTCACCTTGCGCACGGTCGGCATGCTTTCTGTCAGCGACGAGTCCGAGTGCTCGCTGAAGAAGTCACCTTTTCGGTAGGTGGCTACCTGAACCCTGTGGTTGTCATTGACGTCAAGAGACCAGCCCTGCTCCTTATTGGCCTGGCTGCAGTACCCACGCAGGATGAACTCCATCCAGTTCGATTTCGGCAGAAAGCAGACCTCACCCTTGCGCACATTCTCGTCGACATATGGGTTAAGTCGACTCATTCTAGCTTGATGACTATCGCTTGCAGCACGCAAATCTTTGACTGCGTCGCAGATGAAGCCGGGTATCACGCCCCGATAGACGACGTACGACCTCTTCATTCCGCTCATGCAATGGCTCCAAGTCGAGTTCCGGTTACCACCCAAGTGACGTTTGCGTTTCCGGCAACGGCGGCCCCGGCGCTGCCCCCAGATGTACCAACGCATTTTTGGTAATAGGTGTTGCCTGAGCCGGTATACGTTTGGCCGATGTTCGCACCCTGACCCGTCGCACCAGCAGCACCCCAGCCACCACCGTTGCCTCCGCCAGACGACGTGATGGTAACTCCACTGGTTTTTGCAGCGCCGCCAGAGCCGTTCGCACTAGACGTTCCAGAACCACCGGCGTTCGACGTAAGGCCACCATCCCACGGTGAAAGCGCCGGTCCTCCAGCGGAGTTTGTCGCTCCGCTTCTACCGCCACCCCCGCCGCCTCCAGGAATTCCTGACATAACCTATCCTCTCTAAATCAAGCGGACGGACCCGGGTCCGGCACAATGTCGTAGAACCAGGTGTCGCCACCCCCGCCACCCCCGCCGCCGCCGCCAGCTATCGTCCCGTTGTTGGTCATCGATACCGCGCGCTGAGCTCGGAAGGCTGGTCCGCCAGCGCCGCCAGCAGACCCAGCCGTGAACACGTTTGATGTATTACGAGTCCTGCCTGTGCCGCCCTCACCGCCCATGCCAACGATAAATCCGTTGTTGATGATGGTGATGGTGTCTCCGGCGTTCCACGATGTATCAACATCGAGGGCGTACTGACCGGTTGTCGAGGCAGAAACGTAGACGCCACTATTGATGACCAGAGTGACGTCAGTGATGCCGGCGATGTAGCCAGGCACCTTTGCGGTATTCAGGACGTAGTTGCTCTGGTTAGTAGCCAGCGTGACCGTCTGCTGCACGCGATTGACCGCGCCATAGAAGTTACCCAGGCTGATTGCACCCGATGTCGGCACCGCGTTGTTCGCCGATGCATCTGGAACGATGCCGCCGTTGCGGTACAGCTGGCTCATGCTTCGCGTGGTGGTGGGTGCGAAGCCAAACTCAGTGTTGATGTTCCCGATGCTAATCGGTCCAGAAGATTGAAGCGCCATATCAGCGTGCCTCCAGCTTCTCCACGCGGGCCGTCAGTGCATCGATCACGCCCGACTGCTCTTTGATGGCCTCGATCAGCAGGCCAATCATGTTGCCGTAGGCTACCGACAGCGTGCCGTCATCGTGCTCATGTACAACCTCTGGCAGCACCTCTCGAACTTCCTGCGCGACCACACCAGCGTGGCGCTCACCCGTGTCGATGCGGGTGTAGGTGTAGCCGTTGAGCTGATTGACCTTGGCTAGTGCGCCGGCGATCTTGGTCAGGTCCGTCTTGAGGCGAATGTCGGAGTAGGCAGTGACGTCGCCCGTGGCTGTGAAGTTGCCGCTGTTATCCAGCGTTGCGCGATCCGTACCGCTTGTGCGGAACGCAAATGAGCCGTCGGTCGTGGTTGCGCCACGTCGGAAGTCAATCGTTGCAGTCTCCCCGACGCCGAGATAGAACAACCCAAGCTTGCCCTGGGAAGTTCCGGCGCTACCAGCGACGCCGTTCATCGATCCGATTCTGAAATTCAGATCACTCAGGCCAGTTGTATAGAGGGACGTCACGGCGTTTGCGCCAGTCGTCTGCACATCCAGGGTTGCCGCTGCAGCGCCTGTGCCGCCAGCAACCACGCTTCCAGAGAATTTACCGGTTGAGCCATCAACGTTGCCGGCGACTCCGCCGCTGGCCGTGATTTGGCTTGTGAACGTCTTGGCGCCGTTGATGCTCTGGGCGCCTGTCAGCTGCACAGAGTTGAGACCGGCGGCGATCGAGCCCTCAACGTCGGCTGCAGTTATGCGCAGGCCAACCACCGTGCCCGCAGAAAACGCTCGAGCGGTCGTTCCCTCCTGGCCACGGATGATGTTGCTCATCACGGCGGAGCCTGCGGCGCGCGTGCGAACGTAGATGATTTCGACGTTGCCGACGGCGTCCTGCAGCGTGAGCTTGAACCAGTTGGTCGCCGATGCCGGGACGGATGCGGTGTTGGTGTTCGCGGTCGGGAACAGGTCGGCCTTGGCGGCCTCAACGGTCAACGATGTTGCCGTGTCGGTGATGCCCGATGCGAGAAGAGCTCGAGCATTGTTGGTAAAAAGTTGTGGCATGTTGGTGTGTTCCTTTACCAGTTAGCCGCCTCGATCGATTGTATCGGCGGGAGCTTGTCTTCGGAGTCAAAAATCCTTGATGGTGAAAACCAGCTCAGACTGGTCAATGCGGCCGCCAACAGTTGTCGCTGTCGCCGTCAACTTGTACTTCACGCCAGCAGTGCCGCCGGCCATCCAGAACTTGGCGAGCGTGGGACTCACGAACACCGCGTTGCACACGAGCGTCGGAGTCTCCTCATCGTCGCTGGTGATGGCTGCAGTGACGTTCTGCAGCGTGTCACTAACCGGCTCGAGCCAGTCCTGGTAGTCGATGTCGTAATCCTTCAGCTCGCCGGGCTGCTTGGTGTGTCGCTCAAGAATCATGTTTCACCTCAAACTTGCTCTGTGTATCTGTCTTCGCTCTGGCGCGAAGAGTTGCGGTCCTCTGCCGGGCGAAGGGCAGTCCGGTTCTCAGCTGGGCGCGCAACGCTTCTGATCTCCATCGGCCGCATGACATAGTCACGAGCGTGCGACAGAGAGCTGAAATAAGGTCTCGTCTCGTAGCCATCCAGGCTGTAGCTGCCGGAGTCGGCGTACAGCGTGATGATCTTTTTGACTGCCGCATCGAGACCCGAGAGATCGAATGCTCCCGGCTGAGGTCGCATGACGTGCTGCCATGCAAACCCGATGTCGTACACCTGCACACCAAAGCCCTCGGTCTGTGCAAGCACCCGTCGCGCAGTGAGCAGCCTGGTGTTGATGCCAGACAGGCCGAAGCTGCCGCCATCAGCGATGAATAGCTTGGTCTTGCGGAACGTGGTGTCCGTGCTGGCCATGGTGTACTGGCCAACATTCGCTGCCAGCGGGTACTGACGCAGCAGCTTCGCCTCGGAGGTGAAATACCCCGGGTCGATGTAGCCAGGCTCGAAGTAGCCGCTGACGGACAGCGTGCCAGCCTCGGCCTTGAAGGTCTTCGCCTTGCGCAGCACCGCATCCAGGCCGCTGACACTGAGCTCAGCGAGGATCGGGCGCAGGAAGCGCTGGAACTTGAAGTTCATGGCCACGCCGCTCAGGGCGTAGACACCGACATCGGCCTTCACGGTGCGGCCATACAGGACGCCAGCAGGCTGCCCGGCATGCGCGAAGCTGGCCACATCGGACACCAGCTTGCGCGCCGTCTTGAGCAGCGCATCCTGTCCGGTCTGCGAGAACTCCGCCAGGTCAGCCTTGAGGCTGTACGTGCGGCGGAATGTGGCGTCGACACCGGTGGCCGCAAAGGTCGTGGCCGGGCCTGCTGGCACCGAGCGCCCGTAGAGCAGCTTGGCATCAATGCCTGCCGTGTCAAAGCCAACCGAGTCGACCTGGATGTCCCTGGCCGGGATCGGCTCACCCAGGATCTCGTACCACAGGATCTCTGCGCCGTTGACCTCGGGCCGCTGCGGCGCCTCCTTGAGGTCTGCCACCAGGCCAGCGTCGATGGCCGCGAAGTCGAACGCCGCCACCTCTGCAAGCAGCTTGTACGCCTTTCCGATCGATGCGGGCTCCACGGCAAGCGTGAAGCTTGCAGCCTCCGCTGTCAGGCGGTAACCCTTGATCACACCAGCCGAGAGGCCGGCGACATCAAAGGCAGCGACATCAGCAGTCAGCTTGCGACTGGTCAGCGCCCCGGCATCAAAGGCGTCAGCCGAGAACGAGGCAGCATCTGCCGTCAGCTTTCGGCTTGCGGTGATCGCGGCATCAAACTGGTCAACCGCAAAGTCGACCGGCGCAGCGGCAGCCGTAACACCCTTAAAGAGCAGAGCGTCCTGTCCGCTGAGAGCGAAGCTGGATGCCGCTGCCGCCAGCGCTGGAAACTGGCGCGCAACCCCTGCGCTCTGACCAGCAACCGTGAAGCTCGCCGTGTCGGCAGGCATTGTCAGCTGCTGCAGCTCAACGAACGGGCGCAGCGCCAGGGTGACGTGCGCGCCAACCGCAGACGTGGTCAGCGTCGCCGAGGTGGTGCCGGTTGCCCCGGCAAACTCCATCGTGCCGCCAGCCAGAGAGAAGCCACCACCGTTGCCGGCGTTGGTGTTCTGGTCCAGCTGTTCGAGAATGTCCGTCAGATTGGCATTGGTGTGCCCGCTGACGATCGCCGTGCTGTTCGAGTCTGGCAGCGCATGCGCCTCGATCAACAGAACCCGGCATCCGTCCACCGTGGTGGTGACGCTCGGGAATGTGACCGTGGTGCTCGCTGTGNCCTTGGTGCTGCCGGCGGAGGCGTTGAACGGATTGACCGGATCAACGCCTCGATAGCAGATGATCTTGGCGACCTGGTGATCGCCAGAGTCTGCAATCGTTGGGTTGGTCTGAGACCCATCAACGAAACAATAGAAGACGCTGATGCGCGTGGATGCCGTGCCGGCAGCAGTCCCAACGCCTTGAGGGCTAGACGGAGCCTCAAGCCAGCCGGATGGCGCGGAGACAGCCTGGTTGGCCGTCTCGACAAGCATCAGAAACAGATCACCAACAGCTGCGGTGCCAGGCAGGGAAACCGTGATGGCTCCGGCGCCGGCCGCCGCCACGCCCTCGGAGACGTACTGAATGGCC